CTTGAGGGCCATCGTAGGTGGGTATTGTTGGCATGTTACTCGTACCAGTCCATCTTCGGTTTTGCCTTCGGGGCTCCGCCACCGTAGGAGTACCAGTTGGAGGCCACCGAGGTGCCTGCGGAAAGCAGGCTCTCCGTCATGGCGCTACCGGCACGGGAGGAGGCAGCGGACGCCTGAGCGCCGAAGTTGTTGGCCTGGCTTTGCTTCTGCCAGGCTTCGACCTTACCGTTGTACCGGGCGCTCTCAGCGTCAATCTTGCCGAAGAAGTTGGTCTGGTCCATGATGTCGCCGGGCGTGCCGTCGTGCAGGTCCAAACCTTTGGCGGCAAAGCTGGCGCGCTGCGAGCCGAGCACGCTGTTGGCGTTGCGCTGTACCCGGCCAGCCTCAATGTCACCACGGCGCAACGCGTCTTGCGCAGCGAACTCAGCTGTCTTCTGGTTGTTGCGTGCGACACCGGCCTCGTAGTTGGCCTGATCCTGCTTGGCTTGCCCTTGGGCCACTGCGCTCGTAACCGCCAGCACAGAGCTGGCAATCAGTAGGGTGGTGGGCTCGCACATATCAGGACCTCATATCGAATCTGTGGAAAGGCGACCCGAGGGGGCCGTAGGGTTCCGGGGACTGTAGCGTAAAACCAACACTTTTAAGCCATCGTACCGCGCGGGTGTTGTCTGCGTGGACGTAGTTGTAAAGATGTTTGTACTCGCTCAGGAAGGCTTGAATGTAGGGTCGGCACAGACGCATAAGCGCACGCTGGTGCACAGTAACGAGGTCTGTCCCAAGCATCCAGATAGCAGCACCATCGACCAACGGCACGACGCCCATGATGCACGCGACACCACCATCGGCGGTGATGGTGTATGCCGGGGCTGAAGCGTTCACGCTGGTGTCGATCAGGTGGTCTAGGCCGGAGGTATAGCCAAGGGCTGCCAGCTCCTCTAGGTCGGCCTGTCTCATTTTTACAACAAGCTCAAGTGAGTCACCCCACTGCGGCTTGCGCACGTCGATATTAACCACCTACCGCCACCTCGATTGCCATGCTCAGCATCGTGAGCGGGAGCGGGGCTGAAGCTCGCACGCATACCGTAGCATCGGACTGCCAGGAGGCGCCAATCGCCAGGGGCAGTTCGCCGTTGCGCAATGCCGGTGGAGAGCCGTAGGGGTCGCTGATGGCACGCGAAGGATAGTCGGTGAGCCTGGAGAACGAAGGGCCTGCGGACACCAACGAGCTTTGGGCAACGCGGATGTGCACCTTGTTGACGTTCTTCATGGTGCCCATGCCGCCTGCCGCTGCGCCTTCCAGGTCTAGCGGTACGGTCTGCGCGTCGGAGACATAGCCCAGGCCGATGCTGATGGTGCTGGCCGGTGTCACCAAGGTGATGGCACCGTTCGTAACCACGACGCTAGGCGCCACTGCACCGTCCGCCAGGATGCTTACCGTCTTGCCCTCAAGGTGCCAGAGGCCCGTCACGGTGCTGACCGGAGAACCGCTGTACGTCAGGCCGGAGTCTACGTAGAAGCAGCTTGCCAGTGTTGTGAAAATGCGGGTTTGCAGCTTCTCGATGTAACGCACGGTGCGACCGTTCACGGTACGCCGAACGATCATGTACAACACGTCGGTGTTGTTCTCGGGTATCACCGCGATGGACTCAACGAAGCCATCAGTAACGTGCTGGTGCCAGCCGTAGACGTTCTGGTCCGGGACATAGGTGAGGCCGAGCAACGTACCGTCGCTGCGCACTGCCCACAGCATCTGGTCTGGCGCCCGGCAATACGCCAGTTGCACGACGTTGTAGCCGTTGAACAAGTGTGGTGCCATCAAGCTGATGTCCACCGTCCGGTAGAAGCCAGTGCCCGATGGGTCGTAGGCAATCTCCCGAACGTGTGAGCCCTGCGCCTGGACGTACAAGGCCGACCCGCTGGTGACGACTGGCTGTACGCCGTTCGCACCGCAATACGCCTGGGGCTTTACCGTCAAGCTCTTGGGTGTGATGGCCGAGCTGGAGCCGTCCGAGTAGATACGGAACTCTCCACCGGCAGTGAGTGCCAGCAAGTCGGCCAGGGGGACCAGGTGCCGGATGGCGTTCTGCTGGGCAGCCGCGATGCGGAACTGCAAAGCATCGTCGTCACGCGAGGGGACCGAGGATGTCATGTTCGAGTCGGTCGCGTTGCGTGTGGCGTATACGCGCTGCGCGCTGTTGATGGTCCCGCCGAACCACCGACGCTGCTCGTGGTAGGTCGTTGCTGCGGGGTAGTCCCCTGCGGCTGCGTTTAGCGAGATGTTGGCTTCAGGCGGCACCTGCGTGGTGTCGGCTGTGATGTTGTCGTCGATCAGGCTCAGGCTGGTTGTTTGACCAATGTAGCCCCAGGCGCCGCCACGCTGCTTGTACACGTAGTAGCGGTTGGCGCCTGTGGCTGCAGTCCAGCTGATTGTGTTGTAGTTACCGGCCAGAGTCAGGTTGTTGTTGCACGTCACCACTGCAGTCTGCAGGGACTCGGTTACCAGGTCGTTAGCCATCGTCGTAACGACGTAGCGCTGCGCTGTTAAGTTGGTGGCCACTGCCACTGTGGCGACAGCAGACGGCGCTGTGGGTGCCGATACCGTGGGTGCGAAGCTGGCGGCGGTCAGTGTCCAGTTGGTGGCGCCAAGACGGCGAAGCTCTTGGGTTGGCTTCGAGTTCAGTGTCAGTGTTATGACGTCTGCGTTTTGCGCGTAGACGATGCTGAACAAGTCGTCAGCAACATAAGGTGTTGTGATCTGGTAGACGCGCGCCGCCTGGTTGTACGCACCGCTGGGGTTGGCTGCTGTGCCACCGGGGTCAGCTGTCGTGTAGGTGTTGGCTCCGGTGACGGTGATCTTGAAGAAGCGACCGCCAACGCCGGGCAAGGACAGGAATACCCAATCCCCAGTGACGTAGCCGTGAGCCGTCTGTGTTACTGTGTTTCCCGCTATAGAAACGATAGCGTAGTTGGTTTCCAGTAAGGTGCCGTTGCCGTTGTGGAAGCGCATGTACCCGACGCCAAGCTCCAGGACCATGGCCTGGCTGGCGCTGTACACAAATGGAATGATCCGCGAGATGTTCGTGCTGTCGCGGCTTTCGTTCAGGAACGCTGTGCCCGGCCTACGGGCCAGAGGGCCGTGGGGCAGCACCAGGAAGTTGAGCACCTTCTGCATGCCGGTCTGGTTCTTTGGCAGGTCCAGGCGCCCGAACAGCTCGGGGGTTATCTCGCCCCCTGCGAAGGACCGCTGTAGCGTTTTGGTGCTCATGCTCGACGACGGATGTGTTCTGGCACATGGCCTGAAGATTCAACACTGGAGTTCGCGTCGTTGGCAGCTGCCTGCGCGGCTTTACGCTCTGCCACCTGGCGCATCTTCAGCGCGGCGTTGGTTCCCTCGGCACCCTTTATGAGGGGACCGGCAAGGTAGGACGCCACCAGGAACGACAGCGCCGAGGTGAACCCGGCGGTGAACTTGCTGGTGTCGATGACGTCGTGGGTGTACAGCAGCACTGCATCAGGCTCATGCGTCAACACGACGCCATCCTCGATGTCGAAGTTGGCGGAGCCACGCTCACTGAACAACGCCACCTCGTCAGCACGCAGTAGGCCACCGAAGGGGAAGAACCCGTAGGCGTCCAGCGTGCTCGTGGTCAAGATACGCTGGCTCTGGATCATGTCCGATGGCGCCTCGTAGGCGTAGGTCCACGTTGCGCTTGGGTTGACGCTGAGAGCGGCTAGAGCAACGCGTGTCTTCGCAAACCCCCACGCGTGCATCTCGATCAACTCCTGCCGGGCCACAGGGTAGTAGCGGGCACAGTAGCCTGACTCCACGCTGCCGTCGGGAGGGTTGATGGAAGACAGCACCGCGTCAGAGCCGATGTGGCTCAGCGCAAGGTTGCAGATAACGACGTCACTCGTGGCCATGGCTTACTCTCCGTAGAGCGAAGCAGCGATAGATTTCCCGCTGTCGACAATCTCGATATCGGTGAGTTTAAGAGTCAACCGAACGTCAGGCGCACTCCCCTCTGTACTGGCTTCGTCGGCCTCTTCCAGCTCTGCCGTAACGCTGGTGGCCACCGCGACTACCTTCATGTGGTAGACCTTGCCTGGGGCTGGAGGTGAGGTGATGCCGAGCGCTTCGCACTGGTCGTCGTTGAGCCAGATTGTGGGGCTGCAGTCGTAGTCTGGAGAAGGTACTTCGGCACCTTCGGACTTGATGTTCATTGCGGTCATGGCGTTCTTTCAAACAAAAGCGGGGCCAGAAGGCCCCACGTTCAATCGTCAACCGATGGCTTACGCCAGGTCGGCTGCGGAGGCTTTTTTGCCTTTGGCGGCTTTCGCTTCAGCTTCAGCCAGTGCGATTGCCTCAGCTTCCGCCAAGGCAGCAGCTTGTGCAGCGTCGGCGTCTTTCTGATCTTTCAGGGCTTGAGCCACAGCGGATGCGATCAGCTTGGACAGCAGCGTGACGTCGCCGGTCAGGCCGCCATCACCGAACTGTTCTTTCATTTTGCGCACGCGCTCTGCGTTGGACTCCAGGTACTCCTGGTACTTGGCGGAACCGCGTTCGCAGGTGGGCTCCAAGTTTTCGGCGGGCAGTGTGCCCTCCGGCAGTTCAACCTCTGCACCAGCCTCGAACAACTCGTTGCCAATGAGAGACTTTTCCTTGACGATGTACTTGATAGGGGTATCGGCCATGGTGGTCTTTCAGTTGTGAAAATAGGGCTCGGGGCCGAAGCCCCGAGGTCAGTCTCTTTAGGAGACCAGGAAGCCGGACTTGCCGTAGATGTTGGCGATGTCGGCTGGGTCTTTGACGATGGCAGCAGAGAACGTGCCAGCAGTCAATGGACCTGTACCCACGGTGTAGCGGATACCGATGTAGCGACGAGCGGCCAGCGGTGCTGCGCGGTCGTAGCGCAAGTGCACCAAGGCACCGGCCACCAACGTTGCTTTACCGATAGGGCCGGTCTGCACAATCGTTTCCACGTTGACCGTCAACGCGGCGTCGTCAGCTTGGATCAACTCGAAGTTGACAGTGGCTGCGCCAGCTGCGGCGGCGGCCACCAAGGTGCTGATTGCGATGCTCAAGGGTTCGCCACGGCCAATGTCGTTGGGAGTGTTACCGCCCAAAGCCAAAGGCGCAGTGTCGTAGGTGTTGGTCGACACTGCGGTTGCGGTGACGGCCTGGCCAGACAGTACGCCAGCTGCGGAGTAGGCGCCGGACAGGAGGAGAGTGTTGTCGAGAATCATTTGGTTTACCTCTTAAAGATGGTTGTGAATAGAGCCTGCCGAAGCAGGCTCATGTCAGCTTTAGACCACGCGAGACTCGGTGTTCAACAGCTGGTCGACCTTGCGCAAGGGCACGCCCAAGAACTTGGTCAACGCGTAGGGGGTGCCGAACTGAGTCAGCGCGTCTTGAATGCTCAAGGCAGCGTTGGACTTGTTCAGCGCGGCGACGCGCAACATGCTGTACACAGTGCGGTTTGCGTAGAAGCAAGCGCGACCCATGGACAGGTTTGGCACGCGGTCCAAGGCACGAGACATCAAGTTGATGATCTGCGTGGCAGCGGTGGTCGCCTGTGTACCGGCTTGGGTTGTCAAGTCGGTCACGTTGATGTTGGCGATACGCACAACATAACGCCAGTCCTTGACGGCAACACCGTTCTTCCACTGGTACAGAGCACGCAGCGCTTGGAAGAAGTTGTTGTTGCTATCAGGCACAGACTCTTCGCCCAGGTCTTGGTGCATCAAGCCAGCCTTCGTGCCCTTGGGGAATGGGCAGAAGACAGTGTTCTCACCCCACACCACCAAGTAGATGGATGCGTTGTTAGAACCTGTACCGCCAGCGTCCAGAATGTTCTGGGCGTTACCGGCAGTCAAGCTGGAGTAGCGGGTCTGCAGGCCCAAGAACTGACGGGGATCAGTACCGGGGTTGCCGTAGAACATCGCGCCAGCCATGGTCTGGTTCATCGCTTCGATAAACGCCTGGTCTTCCGACAAACGGAAGGCAGCAGTATTACCGTTGAGCTTGGCCAGCTCCACGTCGATGTGCGAACGTGCTTCCAGGATACCGCAGGCTTCGTCGATCTGCGCGGTCAGCGATTTGCTGGTCGGCACACCTTGGTTGATCATGCGGTAGAAGACTTGAGGCAATCCGGTGCGGATTGTCAAACGATGTCCGGTTGGCAAGTTGCCTTCCATGAACACCGCGTCTTCAAGAATCTCATTGGTTTGAGACAGCAGCTCGGCCACTTTAGGCACTTGGCCATCAGGGTCGAGACGTTTTGCCCAGTCGGCCAGGGTCAGTGCGCCGGTAGAGAGTAAAGCCATTTTGAGTTACCTCGTTCTAAGATTGATTTGGATACAGGACTTGAGCTGCGCCAGCTGCGCCCTTGGGTGCTCCAGAGCCACCAGGTACGAAGTTGTCTTCGCTCAATGCTTTGCCGACGGCATACGCCCACTTCACGACAACAGGATGGCTTCCCATCTTGGTGCTGCTCAGCAGGTCCTTCAGTTCGGGTGGCCCAAGTGCAATCGCCTTCTGGCAGACAGCCAAGGTCTCTTTCAGCTTGACGCCGCCGAGTTCCTTGTCACCCGCCACAGTGGCTTCCCACTCCTGAACCTGCGCAGAGAACGCTTCAGCCTGGGCTTTGTCTCGCGCAATGGCGAGGTCGACCAGTTTCTGTGCGCCTTCCTTGGGCAGCTTCAGTTCCTTGGCAATCGCAACGAACTCTTCAGTGGCTTTCGCGTCGGGCTCAATGCCTTCCGGCATTACGAACTCGTAGCTGATTTCCGCTTCAGGCTCGTTCTTGGCTGCGCCGTCATCAGCGCCTGGGGCGACCGACTCTGGCGTTACCGAACCTTCAGGCAGTGTGCCTGGATCGACGTTAGGCTGTACCCCGGCATTGGGTGTGGCTTGGCCGGTTACTGGCTCTACGGTTTCTACTGTCATTGCTTCTGCTCCTTGAGCATTTGTGCAAATTGCTCAGGGGTTACTTCCATAACCTCGCTGAGCACAAACAGGCCCATGTTACGCATGCCCTCACGGAAGAAGGTCTCACTGTTGCCAGTGAAGCTGGTACGGTAGATACCGGCCTTCTCCAAGAGTCGCATGACAAACCTACGGCCCTGCTTGTGGCCCATCAACCAACGAATGTCGTCTAGTTCCTTCTTGCGTTCGACGTTTGCTTCAAGGCCTTTGGCCTCGTCTTCACGTGCGTGCGCGTTCAGGTCTGTAGGGTCGCGTTCGGTGGATGACATGCTGTGGATTCTCTGAGGCGCTTAGCGGCTTAAGCACACGCTATTGCGCTTCAGTGAAGTCAACGTAGAACTGCTTACCAGGGGCGAACTCCTTGGCAGCTTCGGAGTTGATAGTGCCAATCTTGATCTCGCCCCAAGGTGTCCACTTAAAGAACGATTCGTTCTCGGCGCTGCCACTGGAAACTGGGATCAGTTTCACGCTATGGCCGTTCGAGTCGTGGGTGACTGACTCAACTTTGAATTTTGCTCTCACTGTCATGGTTTACCTTTCGATTTACGCTATTGCGC